CGGTTTACCGCAGAAATTCAATTATATGCCGCCGAAGGTTATGTGGTTTTTTACCCGAATCCTCGCGGAAGTACAAGTTATGGTGAGGAATTTGCAAACTTGTTGTACAATAATTACCCCGGTGAAGATTATAACGATGTTATGGATGGTGTTGATCATTGTATTGCAAAAGGGATAGCCCATGAAGATCAATTATTCGTTACTGGCGGAAGTGCAGGAGGAATTATGACCGCATGGATAATAGGGAAAAACAATAGATTTGAGGCAGCCGTAGTTGCTAAACCAGTGATGAATTGGATTAGTAAAACCCTTGTGGCCGATAACTATTTTGGCTATGCCAATTCGATGTCAGCGGACGGTTCAACGATTGTTGTAGGCGCCTACGGGGCAAACTCTTTTACGGGCTACGTTGAGGTGTACGACTACAGTAGCGGCACGACGTGGACGCAACGTGGCTCAACTATCAATGGACCTGGAAGTAGTTCCAATTTTGGGCAGTCCGTCGATATTTCTTCCGACGGCAACAAGATTGTTGTCGGAGCTTGGCAAGTAAACAAAGCCTACGTTTACGAATGGACGGGTTCCGCTTGGTCGGCGACCCACATGTTCTCAGGATCGTCGTCAGATAATTTTGGTTACAGCGTTTCGATGACGCCAGATGGCGAAACAATCGCTATTGGCGCTTCAGGATTCAACGCTGCTCAAGGTTACGTTGCTGTTTACAACTACAACGGCACTTCGTGGGGACAAGTCGGCAGCAACGTGATCGGTCCTTCTACTTCCGCATATTTTGGTATTTCTGTGGGTGTGTCGTCTGACGGGTCACGGTTCATAGTTGGGGCAAACCAGAACGACGATGTTGCGACAAACGCTGGCGAAGCACGAGTTTACGATTGGAACGGAACTTCGTGGGTGCAGGTCGGTAGCGACATTAACGGCGTCCAAGCAAGCGAAATGTTGGGTATTGCTGTCGGGATTGTAGAGAGCGGTTCTCGTATCGGCGTGTTCAGTTACGCCTTTGACGACGGTGGCGCTCAAGATACTAGCCTTTATCAGATTTTTGATTATGACACTGCAACGTCTGATTGGGTGCAGTTCGGCCAAAGTGTAGCTGGCGAAACAGGTTTGGCTGGCACAAATCTTAAGTTGTCTTTTGCTTCGTCTGGCAAAAAGTTCTTGGCTATTAACTCAGGTTACGATTCGCCTGCTTCGGATGATGGCCGTGTTCGTGTTTTCCAAATTAAAGCGCCTGGGTTTCAATACTGGGACGGGACAGCGTTTGTTGATTCGACTGCCGTTCAATACTGGAACGGTTCGGCTTGGACTGACGTGACGGGTATTCAGTATTGGAACGGTTCGGCCTGGACCGACCCGAGCTGAGCCGTGGTGGGGGTGTAGCTTTATGCCCGCATACAGGTTAGTAACCGTTTATCGCGGAAACATCCAGTACGACAGCGGCGCTGCTTCCGACGTTACGCAATACAGGTCAACTGGTACTTACCGTCAAAACCTGCAATATGACGGCGGCGAAGCCGTAGACGTTACGCAATACAGGTCAACTGGTACTTACCGTCAAAACCTGCAATATGACGGCGGCGAAGCCGTAGACGTTACGCAATACAGGTCGGCAAACCCTTACCGTCAAAACATCAGGTACGGCGGCGGCGTCAGCGTCGTTGCTACGCCAGCCGCAATTGCCGGGTCTGCGACGCTTGGGGCGACAGTTCCGATCGATGCCACGGTCGCTCCTGCTGCGATTGCAGGGTCGGCTACGGTTGATGCGACGGGCGGCGTCGCAGCCACGGTTACTCCTGCTGCGATTGCGGGTTCGGCTGCTGTTTCTGCTTCGGTTACTCTTGTTGCGCCGGGGACGGCTGAGCCTGCTGCGATTGTGGGTTCGGCTGCTGTTTCTGCGGTTGCTTCAGGGACGACTGTTGTTGCGCCTGCCGCTATTGACGGCGCAGCTACCATTCCGACTCCGACGGTTGTTGCTAACGGTGACGCTGCCCCGTCGGCTATCAGCGGCGCAGCCACGATTCCGACTCCGACGGTTGTGGTCAATGGCGATACTGCTCCTGCTGCGATTGCAGGGTCGGCGTCGTTGGGGGTTGCGGCTTCGGGTGATGCGAACACGACGGTAAGCGTGTCGCCTACGACTTCGATTCCTGGCGCTGACGGCGTGATTACTGAGACGTACTTCCAGTATTTGAATCCTGCTGGCCCGACGAGCAGACCGAACCGGACGTCGAAGAAGTGGGGTCAGTTGAATGTTGCCGTTCATCCGGGTTCCGGTACCGAGTTGACGGTCATTAAGAAGGATGGCGTTTACACGACTCATGTGGTGCCGACTGTTGATGACATTGTGACGGCGGATCAGGTGTTCCAGGGTGGTCGTGTTAATACGGTGACAGCGAACGATAAGGACGCAATTGAAGCTGCTGGTATTGGCGGCGAGTTTGTGTTGATTGGTTGATTCTGGACCAGCGCTTTATTGGCGTTTAGAATGCAAGTATCCCCAGGTGGGGAACCTTTAGCGACAGGTGAAAGAGCGCATGGATACTCCCGAAACTTTTGTCAAATGCGACGGCTGCAAGACTGATACTTGCGGAACGTACTGGCCTGAAGATGACCGGCATATGCCAGGAAGGTTCAGGGGATGCTTTGCTCAGAAGTCTCGTTCGGTGGGGCTTGAGTCGGCGGGCACTTGGGCGATTAACGCTGCCGACAAGGTGATGGATGCGGACAATAACGCTTATCGGCGGCTCCGTAAGGATGGCGTGCAGCCCGAGACGGTAACTGGTTCGGCAAAACTTGAGGCGACGCTGAAATGACAACGGTTTCTGCTCTTATCAATCAGACCCGCAACGATTATTTGCGGACGGGTCAACCTGAGGTTCGCAACAAGCTCAACGGGGCGATTAGCGACAGCGCTGAGACGTTGACGTTTAGTCGCCCGTTGAACGCTTTGTCTATGGGTTCGCGCATTTCAATCGGCCTTGAGGACATGCACGTTTGGTCTGTTAACGGGGCGGCTTTGACTGCTGACGTTGACCGTGGCGAGTACGGCACGACTGCTGCTGCTGCCGCTGACAAAGCGGTGGTGTTGGTCAACCCTCGTTATTCGGATTCGCAGATTCTTCGTGCGCTGAACAGCGGCGTGTCGATGCTGGCGAGCGAGGGGCTGTTTGCTGTTTCGACTGTTGAGGTGACGTACAACTCAACGATCAACGGCTACGACCTTGCTTCGTCTACGAACGTGCTGGGTCTTGTTGATGTGCTGTGGGAGTCTACGACTGGTTCCCGTAAGCAGTGGTCTCGCCTGCCGAACGTGCGTCTGATCCGCAACGCGAACACCGCTGATTTTGCTTCGGGTACTGCGATTGCGGTTGATCGTGGCATCCCGAACGGTTGCACGATCCGGGCGACGTACAAGCACGAGTTGAGTGCGGGCTTGTCAAGTTTGACTGACGTGTTTGAGACGGTTACGGGACTTGAATCAGACGCCGCCGATCTGTTGTGCATTGCGGCTGCCTTGCATTTGACTGCTGGTAAGGAAATCACGTTGAACGAGACGGATGCTGCCCGTCCTCGCCGTGGTTCTGAAACTCCGCCTGGGACATTCTCGCAGGCTGATTCCAATTTGCGGACGCTGTATCGGGATCGTGTTCGTGCGGAACGTCGCCGGTTGAACGATAAGCACGGCAGCTTCCGTGTGCGGGAGTACGCCATCTAATGCCGACTCTTCCGCTGACCCTACCGTCGGTGATGTTCACCGGTTCTGCCGGTGGCTTGAACGCTGACGTGCCGGGGCGCTTCGATGTTGCTATCGGTGGTCGTGGCTATTTCATTGATTGGGAGCAGCGTGAGGGCTACCAGTTCCGGACTGTGCCGCTGCTGCGGCAGCAGTCGGATACTGGCGAGACGGTGGGTTCCCAGTCGATTAACCCCGAGGGTTTGTGGCGGCGGTCGGTTGAGGAATGGTTTATTGGTGCGGGGCAGGACGACTATGACCGCCCTTCGTCTGACAGCGCACGGTTCCGTTCTTCTAAAGGTGTCGATGTTTGGACTCGGGGCAGGTTGACGTTGCTGCCGGACACGGCGGAAAGCTTGTCGTCGTCCAACACGAACCTGAAAGTGTTGTCGGCTGGCGGTCGGTTGTATGTGGCTGACGGGCAGACGGCACGGTTTACGACTGATCCGTATGCTGCGTCTCCGTCGTACACGGCGGTGACGGGCACGGCAACAGCGGACATTACGGCTTTGGCTTCGAGCGGCTACCACGTCATGATTGCCCAGGGGGCGAGCGGCATCTACTTGACGAACACGGGTAGCACGTCGGCGTCGTCGTGGATCACCGGCGCCATTACCGATGTTGCGTATGTCAAGAACCGGGTGATGGCGAGTTACGGCGTTAACCTGTACGAGATTGGCCACAACAACTTGTTCTCAGGTTCGCACGCCAAACCGTCTCCTTTGTATTCGCATGAGGACACAGGCTGGACGTGGGTCGGGTTCGCTGAGGGCACGAACCACATTTACGCTGCCGGTTATTCGGGCGACAAGAGCGAAATCTTCCGGATGACGCTTCAGCCGGACGGCACGGCGTTGACTGCACCGAGCGTCGCTGGCCGGTTGCCTGACGGTGAGATCGTGTCGGGCGTGTACGGCTATCTCGGATTCTTGCTGATCGGGTCCAACCAGGGTTTCCGACTGGCGGTGCAGGACACGAACGGCAACTTGACGCTGGGCGCCCTGATCGAAACCGGGTCGACGGTGCGGGCGTTTGCGGGTCAGGGGCAGTACGTCTGGTTCACTTGGGAAGCCTACGACTCTACGTCGTCGGGGCTTGGACGTATGGACTTGGCGAACCTGTCGGACCGCAACGCCCTTGTTCCCGCATACGCCTCTGACCTGATGGCAACCTCGCAGGCCAATGTTGCATCGGTAGCGACGTTTGACGGCAAGCGGGTGTTTACGGTGTCGGGCGATGGCTTTTACGCCCAGGACACTGACCTCGTAGCGGAGGGTTCGTTGGATTCTGGCCTCATCAACTACGGGTTGGCAGAGCGCAAGACGGCAGTGAACTTTAAGCTGAACGGTGATTTTGCTGATGGCGGCACTATCACGGTCATGCTTGCTGCAAACGAAGGGGTGTTTGATTCGTTGGGTGCGGCTACGTCGGCAAGCGACACGTCGTTTTCTGCGGACGAAGCGACCGGTACCCGGCATGAGGTTCGTGTCAAGCTGGCCCGATCCAGCACAGACAACACGAAGGGTCCGAAGCTACTGTCGTGGACGCTTCAGGGCTATCCGAGGTCGCAGGGTTCGCAGATTGTTGTGATCCCCGTTTTGCTGCGGTCCATCGTGGACGTGCCCTATCGGGAACCTGAGCGGATTGATATTGTCGAAGAGCGGGATGCGTTGGATTCTTTGTGGCGGCAGCGCACGTTGACGACATTCCAAGAAGGGTCACGATCCCATATCGGGATTATTGAGGATTTGATTTGGACGGCTGAATCGCCGTCTGATTTGCAAGACGACTTTGGTCAAGCACAAGGAACCGTGACGGTACGGTTCAAGATTATTGAAGGGGCCTACTGATGGCTGCGATTGACATTGACGGCGGCGTTCCGTCTACCACTCTGAACGGTGCCATCACGTCGGGCGCTACCAGCATCACCGTGACGGACGGTTCGGCTTACCCCGACGGCACCAACGGCAATTTTTACATTGTCATTGACCTCGGGGCCGCTTCGGAAGAAACGATTGAGTGTTCGTCTCGGTCTAGCAATACGTTTACTGTTGCGACTCGTGGCGCTGATGGCTCGTCTGCAACGTCGCACGACAACGGTGCGGTTGTTCAGCATGTTGTCCCTGCGTTGACGTTGCAGGAGGCGAACACGCACGCCAACCAGACGACGGGCGCTCCGCACGGTTCGGCTTATGTCACTCCGTCTGGCAACGTGGCGACTGCTACTGCGTGGGCTACGGGTCGCAACATTGTTTTGAGCGGTGACGTGTCAGGCACGTCTGGTTCGTTTGATGGTTCGGCGAACGCCACGATCACGACCACGGTTGCGGACGATTCGCACAATCACACCAGCTCAACGATTACCGGCACGTTGTCGAACAGCACGACCGGCAACGCTGCGACGGCAACGAAGTGGGCGTCCCCGATGACGCTAACGGTGAGTGGCGACATGTCTGGTTCCGTTTCGTTTGACGGATCGGCTGCGGCAACACTGACTGTAACAAGCGGCGGCGGCGGCGGCGGCTCGTTTAACGGCGACATCGTTGCCAGTAACGGCACTTCTGTCGTGTTGGATAACGGCACCAACGGTACGGATGCCTTGTTTAAGGGAGACGTTCAGAACTCCAGCGGCACGACGATTGTTGATGTGTCGGCTGCCGAGTTTAAGGGCAAAGCTGACACTGCTGCAAAATGGCACAATCAACGGCAGCTGTCACTAACTGGCGCTGTGACTGGCAGCGTTTACATGGACGGCAGCCAAAACGTGTCGATGACCACGACTATCGGTTCGGTTCCTGCTTCTTCAGTTACTTCTGGCACGTTTAATTCGGGCAGCTACACATTCCCCAGCAACTTGACTGTGAGCGGCCAGATCAACGCTGGTACTGGATCGGCTAGTGCCCCGTCGATTTATTTCGGCGACATTGACACTGGTTTCAACAGTTCAAGTGGCGGCGGTTCGATCAATGTTGCTCTCAATAGCTCAAATCGGTACCAGTTCACAACGGCGTTTAAGCCGCTCGTGTCGGGTGCTGACCTTGGCGGCAACTCCACATCTCAGCGTTGGAACAATATCTACGCTGCCAACACTACGATCAGCACCTCGGATGACCGCCTAAAGGTCCGTGACGGTGCCGTGCTTGGCTCTGAGTTTATTCTGAACCTTGACACGTTCGCTGGCTATTGGGCCCACGAGACACAAGGCGACGAAAACACCCGCCATTTCTTTGTGTCCGGCCAGGACGTAGTTGCGGAACTTGAGGCTGCTGGCGTTGACGTTGAGGAGTCGTTTTTGGTTCACAAAGACGACGACTCTGAGGAATACCTGTCGATTGCTTATGCCGAGTTGATTCCGTGCCTCGTTAAGACCATCCAGGAACTGAATACCCGCCTGGAAGCTGTCGAAGGCTAACCGAAAGAACTAGATGCGAGGCTGGGGGGCCAAGCTACGCAAGTCTGCCAAGGTGCTTCTGGCGGGCGTTTTCGTGCTGGCCTGGTTCGCCCCTCACGCCACTGCCTTTTCCACAGTTTCGCTAGACAGCGAACAAACTTACTACGACCACGCTCTAACTCTTGACGGCGAGACGTTGCTGCATGTCACGTTCGATTCGAATGTGTCGTGCTCTGCGATGGACTTCAACACCACGATTGACCCGTGGCTTAGGTTGCTGGACGACGAAGGCAACATCGTTGCCGACGATGACGACGGCAACCACAACGAACAGGACAACTGCTTCGGGTCGAAGCTGCATGTGACGCCGTCTGCTGGTGACTATGTACTCAGATTCCGAACGTACCAAGAGCAGTCTGGAATGGATGTTCCAGAAGGCT